CAGATCCATCAGGAGCTGGAGGTGGCAACATCGGAACAGGCAATGTACCGATGCCAGGGGAAGCTGGCTTTAGTGCGGCAGATACTAAACCTAGAACAGGCGAACAAACAGAACAAAACTAATTATGACAATTAAAACATTTGATGCAAACAGAGTCGGTGGTGGAACTTTTTCACTAGTACAAGATCCTACTACAGGTGAATATAAATTAAAAGAAGTTGGATTTGTAAAACTTCCTCCATTAAAATTACCTGAAATAGAGCAGGCAACTGTTACTACACCTACAGTAACACCATCAACACCATCAACACCAGAAGCAGCACCAGCATCACCTGCTGGAGGAGGTGAAGGTGGAGGTGAAGGTGGAGGTCAAGTAGATTTTACAGGTTCATCGCAATTCGAAAATATTCAAGACGAAGCTACCAAATTTTCTCAAAGCATGCAAACAATGGTAGATAACCAAGAGGCACAAGAACGTGCTGCTGGTATAAATGCTGGTGTAAGTAGTGAGGGAACTCCTTTAACTACAGCTGATGTATCTTCGGCAAATCAAGAGGCACAAGAACTTGCTGCTGGTATAGGGCCACAAAAACAATTTGCTTCTCAAATGATAGCAGAAAGAAAAGCATCACAGATGGGGCCAACTAGTAGTAATCCTAGAAGACCTGGAGCATCTTTTGCTAATAACCAAAGAAGTGTACCAGAGGCATCACAAGCATTAGATGATGAGTATTATGGTTTTGATAGACCTTCAAACTTAGGTGATTTTGGTCGTAGTATGAATCAAATGTCAGGCTCTATGCCTAGTAATTTAGGTGATACAGGTAGGAGTATGAATAGAATGTCTGGTTCTATGCCTGGCCAATTAGGTGATGTAGGTAAAAGTATGGATACAATGTCTGGTGCTAAATCTAAAAATCTAGTAGATACAGCAAAAGATGTAGTATCAAGTGTAAAATCTGTATCAATTGCTGATGTTATAAAAAAAGCTGCATCAATGAGCCCTACACTTTCTGTTATAAAAGCTATAGGTAGTGTTAATGAAGCTGCTAATACTGAGAATACAACTGCTTTGCGTAGTGGTGGGTATGTAACAAATTTTCAAGGAAAGATAATAGGTAAAGATGGTAAATCTGTAAATGCTGCTGATAGCGTATTCGGAGGAATGAATTCACGATCTGCGATGGGTGACATATCTAAAGGTGCTCAAAAAAGAATTGATACAATAAGTAAAACTATATCTAAAATGACTCCAGCACAATTAGCAAAATCATCATTACCAGCTAGAAAAGAAAAATTTGAAAAAGAATTAAGAGAACATAATAATGAAAGGGTTGCTTCAAGAGAAGATAAATCAGGAGCAACTGGAAAAAATAAAGGTGGATTTACAAATCCAGGAGCTAATAGTTATGGACCACATTCAGGTGGTGGTGGAAATAACGGAGGTGGTAGAGGTAAAATTGTCTGTACTATGATGAATGAGTCTTATGGTTTTGGATCTTTTAGAAATAAGATTTGGTTAAGACACTCTAAAAATTTAGCACCAGAATATCAAAGAGGATATCATAGATTATTTTTACCACTAGTTAAAAAGGCAAAAACAAATAAAATTCTTAAAAAAATATTAGAGCATATTGCTATTCATAGAACAATAGATATTAGACAAGAAGAAAGAAACAAAATACATTTAATAGGTAGAATATATAGAAAAATATTAGAACCTATTTGTTATTGGGCAGGTAAAAAATAATGGCGATAACCGATATGAAAGGAACAGTTACTAAAAATCAACTTACGACAACAGGTATGATGAATACAGATACTGCAAAAGTATCACCCCCAGATATGTCTAGAATGAAAATGCCAGCAGGTATGGCAAAACCTAGACCAGAACAACCTAGAGAAATGCCAGTAGAACCACCTAAAGAAATGGGTCTTGCAGAAAAAGTACAAAATTTAACAGATCAAGATAAGGCTGTATTAGCTACAGTTTTATCTCCATCTGTTAGTAATGCTCTCAAAAAGATTGCTCCTGAACTTACTCCTTTATTGGATCAAGCAGGAACAGCTGAAGAGAATGTTATTATACCAGTATCTGTAGTAAAAAATTTTGCTACAAAAAGATATGGAGGAGAGGATGAAACTCAAGCAGTAACTAGTTTTATTGCTGATTTACAAGAATCTGTTCCTGGTATGAATAATGAGATGGAACAATCAAATGTGCCACCTGATACACAAATGGCAGAAACTGAAGAATCTGGTATGGAACAAGAGTTCAATGCTTTAGATACTGAAATAGAAGCCGTTTAGTATTAGCCCACAAATTATGGAATCGAGCTACCCTTACCCATAAGGCACTCAACCAATAGGTA